TGCTCGACCACCGGGGCGAGGGGTGACTCGATCTCGGCGGCTTCGTAGGGCTTCTGAAATGCGGCCAGCGTCTCCACCAGCGGCGGCGTGGCGTCCCGCGCCTCGAGGCCGAGCCCCTGGATGAGCGCCTTCGCCATGTCGCGGAGCTTCGGGTCGGCCTTGCCGAGCCGCGCCTGCTTGTCGAGGTCGGTGAAGGAGTTCACGAAGGCGAAGGCCTTCTTCTGCGCCCTCACCGCCTCGGAGGTGGCTGCGAACATCTCGGCGTTGAGGAGCCGGCGGCGGGTCCACTCCGCGGCGGCCTTGAAGTCCTTGGCCGCGAGGGCCTTCATCGCCTCCCGCCACGCCTTGCGCTCCGCGATGCGGTACTGGTTCGGGCGCAGGTCCTTCACCGGCTTGGCGAGGGTGAGTTCCTCGGCGGTGATCCGCGCCACCTTGGCCGGCGAGACGGGAGGGGTGAGCCCGGCCCGGCGGAAGAGCGCCATCTGCTCGACCTCGATGGCGTGGGCGACAGCGTCCCGGTCGTGGAGCCGCTCAAGGGCGGTGGCCTCGAGCCAGTCCTTCCGCATCCCGTAGCCGCGGTACTGCTCCGACATCCGGGCCTTGACCTGGCGCTGCACCTCGGTCGTCTCGGCCGGCGCCATCGCCACGTCGGTGAGGGCCTCGGAGACGTTCTTGAACCCGAAGTAGGGCCCCACCGCCTCGGTGGGGTCGATGCCGCCCACGGTCAGGAGGGGCGCCAGGCGGTTCATGGCCGCCCGGCTGAGCTTCATGTCCTTGACCGCCTGGATGTCGAGCTTCTTCCCCGCGTAGGCCGGCTCCGGGTGCTCCCCGTTCTCGAGGAAGCGGCGCAGGCGGTAGACCGGGGACTCGTGGACCTCGGCCTCCACCGCCGCGCGGATGGTCTTGTACTCGGCGGTCTTCTCCGCGCGAAGCTCCGCAATGGCCGCCCGCTCCGCGCGGCCCTCCGCGATCTGCGCCGCCTGCTCGTAGGCCCGGATGTACGCCTGCCGCCCCGGGTCGGAGTCGATCTCGTCCGCGAGCGCCTTGGAGGGGAAGTACCCCATCTCCACGCGCCGGGCGTCGATCTCCTCCTTGGTGGCGAGGATGCGGTCCATCACGCCCCGGACCTCGTCGGTGAGTTCGACGCCGAGGTTGGCGATGATCCGGTAGACGTGGATGAGGAGGGCCTTGAAGCGGTAGAAGATCTGCTCCAGCGCCGAGGAGGGGGCCTTGCCCTCCATCAGGTACGCCTCGAAGCCGCGGGCGAACTTCTCGAGGGCGTCCACCGTCCACTCGGCGGCGCCCGAGTCCATGTAGTCGATGATCTTCGGGTCCAGGACGAGGTACTGCGTCTCGCTCGTCGGTCCCTCGGGCACCGCCTGATCCAGGACCCGCACCGCGTCATAACCCTGCGCCCGGAGCTCATCGGAAACTGCCTGCCCAACCTTCTCCTTCAACGCGAGGTACGCCGCCTCATCAGGGCCGGCTTCCACCGCATTGATCATCTCCCAGGTGAGTCCCGCCCGCTTCAGTACCGCTTCGCTGATACCTCCGGGCAGCGCGCCACGGGGATCTCCCCCGCTCGCCACGAAAGCCCCGACTGATGCTGAGAAGGTGTCACCTTCCTCATTCCGCCAGTCGAAGACCTTGGTCGGGTGGAGCCAGACGGGGTACACCGCGGGGGCGCTATCCTCCCCCTCCTCGTACGCATAGGCGCTGGCGTGCTCCGGGGAGATGGCGAAGTAGTCGCCCTTCCCGAACACCACCGCATGGGTAGCGCGCTCCCCCTTCGCCTTCGTGTGATCGATCTCTCGGAACCCACCGCGGGGGGTTCCGTGGTACGCCGGGATTCCACCAGGGCGGCGGCCCGTGCGCTTCAGGCCCGCCCAGTCCTCCAGCACCCGGAGGTCGGCGGCGATCTCGGGCACCTCGTCGGCGTACTTCCGCTGGAGCTCGAGCAGGTAGTGCCCGCTCTCGTGCAGGAAGGTGGAGAGGTTCGCCTTCCCGGTGAGCACCAACTCGAAGTAGTCGCGCTTCTTCGGGTCGAACCGGAGGAAGCCGCGGATGTCGTCCTTGATCTTCTGGGCGAGGAAGGCGAGCGGGCCGAGCCCCCGCATCACCTCTTCCTCGGAGAGGGCCTCCACGAAGGCGGTGGACCGCAGCCTCGCCGCCGCCCACGCCTTCTCGAGGTCGAAGTTCTTGAGGTCCTCGGCGGTGACGTAGTACCGGCGCCACTCCGGGTCGGGATGGCTCGTCTCCTTGAACGGGAGTCCGAGCTCCATGAGCCGGGGGTACATCTTCTGCGTCACGTCCATCTGGGCATACTTCTCGGCCGAGGCGAACCCGACCCCCTCGGCCTGCGCGAGCGCGAGGATCCGCAGGTAGAGGGCGGTGCTGACCCCCTGGCCGCCGATGGACTTCTTCAGCCCCTGCCGCAGCCCCTCGTCGTGGGTGGGGCCGAGATGGCCGGTGAAGACGAGTTGCCCCTCGACCTCGTCCGGCACAACGTCGAGGTACAGGGGCGTCCCGGGGAAGGTGAGCCGGGTCACCCCCTGGGCCATCTGCTCCACCTTCACCATCTCCGGGCTCACCTTGGCGAGCCGCTGGAAGAGGGCGAGGTCCCCACCGAGGAGCGCCGGCAGGACGTTCGCCCGGGTGATGTCGAGCGGGGCCGACTTGTAGACCTCCCACGGGTCCAGCTTCGGCCCGTCTGGACGCGCCGCGTTGATCTTCCGCGTCAGCACCGAGATGCCGGTGGCGATCATCTGCCCGCGGGCGAGCGCCCCTTCCGGGTCCATGCCCGTGGCCTCGAGCTTGGCCCGGATGTCGGCCTGGATCTGCGCTACGCCGCCCTCTGGGCCCGCCTCGCTGACCGCTGGGAAGGCGAACGTCTGCTTGGCCGCCTCCACCTCCTTGCGGATGGCTTTCGCCTCGTCAGGGGCCGCCTCGTCGTTGATGGCCGTCTTCTGGAGGAGGGTCTTGGAGGTGTCGAGGGGCCGGATGTAGGTGACGAAGTCCGCGAAGGGGACCGTCACCCTACCCCCCGTCCTCACCGCCTCATCCATGGACCGTGCCACTTCGGGCATGGTCTGCCGGACCCACTCCTGGGTCTTCCCGGACCCCTGGAAGAGGGTCTGGAGGTCTTCCAGATCGTAGGTGAAGAACTTGACCGCGCCCTCCTCGGCCGACTTGGCGGCGACCTCGTGAAGGATGTCGGGCGCCCGGTCCTGGAGCTTCAGCTTCGCCGGGTCGGTGGCCTCGTAGATTCGCTCGAGCTTCGCCTCCGGGGTCACCGCCCGGCCGAGGAAGTTGGACACCGTGTTCCCGGCGCCACCGTAGATGCCGCCGATGGTGCCGGCCACGATGGAGCGGTCCACCCCCTCCGCGAAGGTGGGCAGCCGGTACTCCCCGGGCTGGATCTTGGCACCGAGGTGAACGGAGAGGATCTCCATCCACTCCTGCAAGACCTCCCCGCCGCCCTCGGCCAGCACCGACTTGGTGAGCTCCTTGAACCGGGGGTTGCGTACCGCCGCCTGCGCGGCCTTCACGAACTCGTCCGGCGTCACCTTCCCGGCGAGCACTCCCGCGACCTTGCGGATGCCCGGGATCTGGGCAAAGACGCCGAAGGAGAGAGCGTCCACCCCGCCGATGAGCGTGCCGGCGATGAGCGCAAGCGGGGACGCCACCGAGTGGGGGATCCCCGCGTTGTTCGCCAGGGCGCGGTAGGTCTGTCCGATGCCGCGGGTGACCGAGTAGGCCGCAGTGGCGGCTCGAGCCCCCACCGCCCCGCCGGCCAGGGCGCCGCCCGGGCCGGCCAGGGCACCCGTAGCCGCTCCCGCCGCGCCGCCGACCAGGGCCGCCCCGGCCTGCCCGGCGAACTGCGGCAGTTGCTGGGGGATGCCGTGCAGGATGCTCTCGCCCAGCCCCGAAACCTGCGGGGCCAGGAGCTCCCGCGTCTCCAGTTGGGCCTTCCGCACGTAGTCGTCGGTGGTCGCGATCCCGATGGCGATCTTGAAGTCGATGTCGGTGAGCCGCTCCGACTCCCAGCCCCGCGAGATGTCGTTCGTGGGGAGCCCTTCCTTCGCGGCCCCGGCAAGGTCCACCAGTTCCTTGACCACGTCCTTCGCGAGCGGAGCCTTCACCGGATCCGCCAGCATGGTGGACACCGGGGTCACGTCCACGAGGTCGGCCCACGCCGGATCGAAGGGCTTGGACTCCTTGGAGACGACCTCGGTGGGGACGAACGGGACCCCGCGCTTCCGCGCGTCCCGGCGCATCTCTGCCGCAACGTCCGGCGAGGGGGTGGTGGCGGCCTCGAGTTGGGCGAGGCCAAGCTGGCGCCGCCGGTCCTCCCGCACCACCTCTTCGGGCAGGAAGATGCTGCTCACCGCATCCCCTTCGCCCGCTCCTGGGCCTCCCGGGTGCGCCGCCGCCAGTCGTCCATGTCCTGCTTCTTGCGGGCCTCGATCTCCTTGCGCGCTGCCTCCAGCGCGGCGGCAGCGGCGGCCTCGGCCTGCTTCTCGGCGGCGGCCTCGTCGGTGGCGATGATCTCCCTGCGCACCGCCTTCTCCCGCGCCGCCTTCTCCTCGGCAGCGGCCTCGGCGGCAGCGGCCTCGGCCCGGATCTGCTCCGACTGGACCCGCTGCCTCTCGGCGGCGTCCATCTCGGCCTTGCGCGTCCGGTCGGTGGCGGTGATGCCCCGCTCCATGTAGACCGCATACCGCTTCATCTCCGGGGTCCAGCTAGACGGGAACGCCGGGCGGTCGGGCGGCGCCGCCGCCTCACGGAGCGCCACGATCTCGTCTGCCTGCTGCCGGCGAGGAGTGTTGATCTCCTGCGCCCAGACCCGCGCCAGGTCTTCGGTTCGGAAGGGCGTGCCCGCCCGCACCATCTTCCACACCTGGCCGACCGTGTCCTTGGCGGCCTCGGCGCTGCGCCAGGCCCGCTCGATCTGCTCCGGGGCAGGGACATCTTGTCCCTCTAGCCGGATGCTCTGACCGAACAGCGACTTCGCCACCTCTGGGACGTTGGTCTTCCACCACGGAACGAAAACTTCCCGGCTGCCTATCGGTGCCACCTGGGACAGGACGAGATCCACATCCGCGGCAGAGAGCGGGATCCCCTCCTTCTTCCGGGCCCGCGCGACCGGAGAAAGCTGGATCATCGCCTCCCGGGTCATGGTCACGAAGTCCGGGGAGTCCTTGTCCCAGCCGAAGACCTTCTCGAGCCGGTTCTGGATGAGCGCCACGTCGTGCTCTCCCAGCGCCAGCTTGGCCGCCCCGCCCTCGCGGACGGCCGACCACTCCTTGAGGAAGTAGTCGTGGGTGCTGGGCGACAGGTAGAGCCGGGCCGCCGACATCTCCTCGGGGGAGATGTCGCTCAGCTTCGGGCCGGGGAACCCGTTCCGCTCGTTCGCCAGCGCGGTGAAGAAGTTGATCTTCGTGGTCGGGTCGTCGATGGGGTCACCGCCCGTGGCGATGAGGTCGAGGAGCTTCGTGGCCGCCTCGGGGCGAAGGTTCGGGATGCGGAAGATGTCCGTGGCCTTCAACGTCTCCCGGGGAGGCCGGCCACCGGGCTGGAGCGATGCGGCTCGAGCCTGGGCGTAGACCCCGTATGCGGTAGCCTCTGCGCGATCCTGCGCGTCCTTCAGCGCCTGCCGGGCGGCGGCGTCGATACGCGCTAGTTCCCGGTCCCCGATGTCCACGAAGTGCTGGCGCTCCTCCTCCGAGAAGACGCCCGCGTAGCCGGTCCTCGCCTCCTGCTGCCCCTCGCGAATGATCTTCGGGTTGGAGGACCCCAGCTTCTGGATGAGCTTCGTCTTCGCCTCGATCCGAGGAAGCTCCCGCAGCGCCTCCTCACGGAGCTTCACCGTAGGCATGAGGTTGGCGATTTGCGCCGCCTCACCCCACGCCTCCACGTTCACCGCACGGTTGAACTCGCTGACCGCCCGCAATTCCTGGTCAGCGAGGAACTGAGCCCGCTGCCAGTCGAGAATCTCCCCCCGTGCCGACTCGACCTTGGCTTCCGCCGCCGCAACGAACCGCTTCCTGAACGTCTCGGAGTCGATGCGCCCGGCCGCGTTCTGCACCGCCTCTGCCATGCGCTGCGCGTAGAGAGGCTTTACGAGCTTGTGCATCGGGACTACGGGCTCCTTGACGGTGACCACCTTCCCATTCAGGAGAATTTCACGTTCTGCCTTGACACCGGGAGGTAGCGCCCCACCGAAGAGCGTCTCCGCATCCGCTACCTTGAGGTACGGCTGTGACTCGATGAACTGCTTCACGTTGTGGATCGCCGCCGCAACGTCCACCGCGGCGGTCTTGGACTGGTCCTCGAGCTCTGCCTTGCGGTCCTCGAGGAAGTACTGCCCCCAGGTCCGGCCAGCCTCCCCGGCCGCCGCGCCCGCGCGCTCGATCTGCCCTGCCGCGGACTGGACCGGCGAGGCAGGGACGATCTCGGGGAGCTTCACTTGATGGCCCCGTACCCGGCGAAGATGTGGCCCACGTCACCCACGGCCCCGAACCCGGCGCCGAGGATGTCCGCGAGGAAGCCCTGCTGCCCCGACCTCTTCAGCGCCGAGATCTCCTTGTCGAACTGCCCGGAGAGCGAGGCGAGGTACTCCTCCACCGACTTGGAGTCGGAGAGGATCCCAGACGCCCCCGCCCTCGCCTGCGTGGTGGAGAGCACCTGCTCCTTCTTGAACTGGAGCGCCTGGATGCGCTGGTTGATCTCGTTCCGCCGGGCATCGGCGCCGAGGAGCCGGCCCGCGAAGTTCCCGGCAGCCCCGAGGGCGCTCGCCGTCAGAAAGCCGATGGTCAAGGGCTCCATGTCAGACCGACCTCACGGCGGTTTGTCCGAAGATGGCGCAGACCTCGGTGCGAATCGGGAGATCCTGCGAGATCTCCACGGAAGCGTCGTCGGTCCAGCCGAGTTGAGTCTGCGTCACGTCCCCGGTGTACCGCGGCTCCGGGGTGTCCATGTTGGAGCCCACCCCTCGGTCGGGCGCCCGCCGGCCGTTCACGAGCGGAAGCCCCGAATCGTTGAGCCGAAGCTGGAGCCCGAAGCGCCGCTTCGGCAGCCCCTGCGCGCTCCCACCCGGCTGGCCGCCCTCGAGCGGCATGGGCTTCACGAGGCTCTCGGGATACGGGAGGCCGACGACCACCTGGGTGATGCCCGTGTAGTCGCCAGTCAGGCTTCCTGGGGTGTCCACCGTGTCGGTGCCGGCCTCGCCATCCTTCAGCACCAGCACCGAGGTGTGGGGCTGGAAGTGGGACAGAACGACCACACCGTTGGATGGGGTCACCGACACCCACGAATCCATGTACCGCGTGGCCTCGGAGTCCGAGAGGTCGAGCCGCTCGAGCGTGGTGAGGCCGCTCACCGTCCACGTCACCAGCATCCAGATGGCCGGCTCCACCACCGAGTAGGCCGCGGAGTGGATCGTCCCGGCTACCGAGAGCTTCCACCAGGCGGCCATCTTCTGCCGGTCATAGAGGCACATCGCCATCGTGCCGTCCTTCAGCACCAGGGCGATGGTCGGATCCGGGTCGCGGAGCCAGATGAGCTCCTTGATGACTCCCGCCGTGATGTGCTCCGCGGCGAAGGTCACGTCGGTCGAGACGTACCCGTCGGTGTTGAGGTTGAAGAGCAGGGCCCGAACCTTCCGACGGTCGGGGCTGACGTAGACGGTCTGGTCCCCGATGTTCTCGGCCGGCCCGGAGGAGCCGAAGGCCGACTCCTCGCTCAACTGGATGTCGCCCGAGCTCACCACGGTGGATGAAGCCGTGATGGAGATCTCGGAGAGTTCCGTTCCGGCCAGCATCGTCTTCGATCCGCGCAGCCACTTGAAGCCGTTCTTCGTGGCGGCGTTGAACTGGAAGCCGTCACCGGGGTTGGCGCCTGTCGTGAGGTCGAACGGGAACCCGGACTTGGATGCGTTGAAGGTGTTCTTCTGGTTCGGCGTCCCCGAGAACCAGAGCCTGCCCTGGTAGTACTCCACCACCCCCGGCCAGTTCGTGAGCTCCCAGAAGGATGGCTGGTTGGTGAACACCGCGGCGGCCCCGGAGAAGGTCCCGGCCCCGTACGTCAGCACCCACGGGGCCACGTTGGGGTGAACGAAGATGACCCGGTCGTTGGCGACATCGTGGACGTACTGCACATCCACCAATTGTGCATCCGTCCAGGGTGAGGCAATTTCAGCCAGTCCACCGTCGGTACGCACGAACTGAATGTCGTCCATGTACGGAGATCCGTTGGACGTGGACAGCATGATCCAGATGGTGCCGGCCGAAAGACCCGTCACCGAGTACTCGTAGAACCTCCCGGTATCGAAAGCTTGAGTCAGATCCTCATCCAGGATGTCGTTGCCATTTTCGGTCGTGCCCAGGCGGATGCGGATGTTCTTGGCGAGTGGGTCTGGATACTGGAGCCAGAGCCTGAGAACGAAGTCCCCGCCCGGAATTGCCATCGACTGTCGAATGGACCCCGCCGCTACCATCACGCCAAACGGAGGACGGGGCACCCATCCCGGGTCACCGATGGTCTGGAACCACGATCCCGATACCCCTTGACCTGGCGCCAGCGTCCAGTTCGCTGATCCGAAGTCGAACGTCCCGTTGACGACGTAGTTCGTGGCGGTTGCGGACAGCGCGCCATTCTTGTCATACGGATAGACGAACCCGTTCGACAGGATGAGGGCGTACTCGAGGTTGTCCTTGGTGCGGAACATGATCACCCGGGACTGATCCGGGTTCAGCACCCGCGTGTAGTCGAGCGACCCGCCGACCGGGGCGATCATCTGCGTGCCGCCCCGGAGCCGCACCGTCCCCTGCGGCGTGGGCAGCCAGTTCCGCATCCGACTGCACCCGATCTTGTAGATGTCCGAGTCCACCCGGCCAGCCACGCGGGGAGAGAGCTCTCCCCCGAGGAAGCTCGTCTGGATGGGGAACCAGTTCGGCACTACCGGCTCCAGGAGAGACGACGTGCCCGGACCCGCTGCGAGGTCCCCTGGAGCCCGTCGGTGGCAGCGGCGGCCTTGATCTTCTTCTCGTACAGAGCCCAGAGGTCGGACTGAAGCTGCCGGTTCTCCGCGAGGGTCACCGCCAGGTCGGCGGCGATGCGGGCCGCCAGCGCCTGGCAGAAGGCCGGCGAGAACAGCGCCTCCGATTCCGGCCGGATGATCGTCTCGAGGTAGATGGGGGTCGTGTTGACCAGCACCTTCCGGTTCTCCACCACCCAGGAGATGAGGTAGTCCCCCGTCCCGTCATCCACCCGCAGCACCCGGATGACATCGCCGGGCAGGGTGAAGGCGTAGGTGTAGCCCGACACCGGGGCGGTGAGGTCGGGCGTGGAGAGCTTCAGGCGGGAGATCGCGAACGACCAGGCCCGGTCCTCGAGCACGCAGTCCCGCGAGAGCGGGTACTGGATCTTGCACAGCCGCGCCTCGGTGGTGTCGTCGTCCAGGGAGGCGATCAACTGTGCGCCGCACCACCCGAGGGCGACGTTGCAGATCTCCACGTCGGTCACGAGGACCCCCTACGGCGCGAAGCGGTATCGGACGTTGATCCGCTTGGTGCCGGCCACCGCGTGGATGTAGCAGAGGTTCTTCTTCGCCGGCACGATGACCGGGGACGAGAAGTTCTCCGAGACGTGCGACACCGCCGGGGTCATGGCCGAGAGCAGCACCGTGGTGCCCGTGGCGCAGTTCGTGCCCG